TACTCCTCAAGTGTTTGTGAAACAAAAAACAACCTATGTTTCTAAATTTGAAAATCTAATTGAAAGGTTTTACGCATCATGAAAAAACTACTTATTGGCGTTATTATCGGCGCAGGTCTGACCCTTGGCGCATATGCTGTTTCTCAAGATAAAATGGAAGCACGATCATTTGAGACTCCATGTATGGACTTCAAATCTTTGGAAAAAGTTACTGCCGAATACAGTGAACTTCCCATTCTTCGTGCAGATAGTGTTCGTAGAGATGGTGAAGACTATGTTGAACATGTCGCCGTTGTCTATATGAATATGGAAACGACTTCATGGACTTTGGTAGAGAAAAACGACAAAGACTTGTACTGTATTATTGCTGTCGGTACTGGAATGGCACCTGTCGATCAAAAAATTCGTGATCAAATCGAAAAAGATCGTGCCGACAAGAAAATGTAATAATATAAATAGCACAATAACATAAGGAGATTATTGTGCTTTCTTTCAAACAATTCATATCTGAAGGTAACGAACTTCAGCAAAAAGTAAACAAACATTTGAAATCTGGTCATAGTATCGGCGCAGTGTCCCCAGAAGGTCCACATACAGATACACCAGAGAAGAAAAAAGCAGCACATGCTGAAATGCAAAAAGACTTGGAACATGCTCGAAAGTCTGGACATATCGGTGGTTGGTCTGGTCCACACAAAGGCGAATATCAGTATGGTGGCGAACATGAAGTCAGCCATGAAGGATCGTATCTAGTTCATGCTGCAAAAAAAGGCAAAGAGGGACACAATAACATGGTTCATGCATTGAAACATGTTGGAAACAAACACAAGCAAGAATCAATTTTAGCAGTCCATCATGCATCACATACCGGTAGTTGGCATCATTTGGATGCATCTGCTAAAAAAGGTAAAGTTGAGAATCAAGGCAAAGTACATTACAATGTCAAGGTGAAACAGGGTGAAGAACGTGGTAAAGGTAGAACTAGAATGAAGGGCACCGACCACACATTTACCGCATATAAGTAATAAAGAGGTGTATAATGGATTCTTTGAATGAGTTGATTGATGAGATTAGAAGCAAGCATAATGGTTCTTTGCTTGCTTCAGAATTTTATCAGTATCTTGGACGATACAACAAATACTACGACCAAAATGTATCAGCGCATCCTCGTCAAGGATTCATGGCTTGTATGACTTGGGATGCCGAAAGGCGCAAAGAGTTTGATAAACAATTCAAGAAACTCAAATTGAATGTTGTTGAAGATCCAATTGAGAAGTTACATGATTATGATTTGAATCAAAGTGGAATGAATCGTCTGCGTGAACTTGAATCAAAGATCAAGCAGGCATAAAGAATTGTAGTATAACGCCAAAGAAGAAAAGTCGGACAAGACCTCGGGGCAGTACCGAGCAGGTCCACCAAAAGTAGTTTTGAACACAGTTAGATTTGTCCCTTCCGAGGATGCTAGAGGCTAATTCGAATATGCCCCTTTCAAATATCTAGATTGACAAACATAAACTACTTTTGATGGGCCTGAACCAGTATCGATTGACGAAAGAGTATTCAATGGATCTACACGGCAGATGACGACCGTAAATCGCATAAATAAATTATCCGCAAACGATAATTACTTTGCTAAAGCGGCGTAAGCCAAACTAGCTGGGGTTTCGGAGAGTTTCCTTATTAACCAAAACTCTCCACCAGAATAATGATTTTCTGTACTTGACTTTTGACAGCGTTCTGATATATAATTACACAGTGGAACATTCCACTTACAACACTAGGAGAAAATATTATGTGGTCAACACCTTCAGCACAAGATATGCGTTTTGGATTTGAAATTACTCTTTATATCGCAAACCGCTAATCATTTTTTTAGGTTTTGTCGTTTGTCCTTTTCAATCAAACGACCTGATTGACTTTTACTTTTTTATGACTATAGGAAAATTATAATGAAAACTGTTGGACAAAAACTCACCGAATTTGCCGTTACTGGTGTCAAACCTGGACAAGGTGCAGATCCCTTCTTCACAATTACAGAACAATCCTTTGAAGGTAAGTGGAAAGTAATCGTCTTCTATCCAAAAGATTTCACTTTTGTGTGTCCGACTGAAATCGTCGCATATGACAAATTATTCCAAGATTTTGAAGATCGTGATGCTGTTCTACTGACTGGTTCTACAGATAACGAATTCTGTAAAGTTGCATGGCAAACTCATCATGAAGATTTGAAGAAAATTCGTCATATTCAATTTGCAGATCAAATTCGAATGGAGTACTATGATGAAGAATCTGGTAGATACTTCTGTGGTCTTGCTGATCAATTGGGCGTTCTGACTAAAGATGGTGTTGCTCTTCGTGCGACATTCATCGTTGATCCTGATAATGTGATTCAACATGTGACTGTAAACAATCTTGATGTTGGTCGTAGTCCCGATGAAACTCTGCGAATTCTTGACGCACTTCAAACTGGTGAACTATGTGCGTGTAATCGTAAAATTGGAGGAGAAACTCTATGAGTTGGGTAGATCAACTAAAAGAAGCCCTGCCTGAGTATGCTAAAGACACGAAACTGAATCTGGATGCTGTGGTCAATCGCAGCACTCTGGATAAAGAAGTTGCACATGGTTGTGCATTAGCAGCAGCCATGTCAACAGGTAATGGTAAACTTGTTTCGTTTATTCAAGCAAGCATGGCAGCAGAAGGTATTGATGTAAATCCGCCTCTGATTGCCGCTGCTATCATGGCACAAAACAATGTTTGGTATCCTTATGTTGAAATGGTAGACGATGAAAACCTTAAAGGTCTTCCGGCTCAACTCAGAATGAATACTATTGCGTCACATGGCGGAACTACAAAGTTGAACTTTGAAGCGTTCAGTCTTGCGGCTTCGATTGTTGGTAAGTGTCATTTTTGTGTGAAGGCACATTATGAAACATTGAAGAAAGAAGGCATGACTGTTGAACAATTGCGTGATATTGGGCGTATCGCAGCAGTTGTAAATAGTCTAGCAAAAGTACTAAATAGCTAAATAAAAAATGGTTGGTAGAACCATTCAAAACTACCACACACTACACACACAGGAGAAAACTATGTCAAACATGACACCCTTTGAAATTCGTCTTGATTTATTGAAAATGGCGCAAGCCATGCTTGAACAGGACTATTACGGTAAGCGAGAACAAATTTCCAACGATTGGCAAGTAAAAGTTGAAAATGCTCGTCACGCCGGTTCCAACCCGCCAGAACATCCTGGCTTTCCACCATATCCCACCGAAAACGACATAATCACTAAGGCACAAATCCTTAATGGTTTCGTTTCAAACATTTCCGTAGATAAACCAAGCAAGAAATCTACTTCATAGGGATCGAGGCGACTTTGTTCGCCTTCTAACTTAGAAAAGGAGAAATAATGCTACGCATTTTTCTAGCAACAATTTGTATTGCTATTGCAAGTTCTGTTTTGTATTATAGTCATTCAATGGCTAATACGATGCGGCGAGATATGCCGATCAACATTTCATATCATGATCTGGCAGAATCAACAAAGAAAGAGATTGATTGTCTAGCAGAAAACATCTATTTCGAATCCGCACATGAACCGACTACTGGCAAAATCGGTGTCGCTTTTGTCACAATCAATCGCACAAAGTCTGATTGGTTTCCAGATAGTATTTGTTCTGTAGTGAAACAGCGAACGAAAAATGTTTGCCAGTTTTCTTGGTATTGCGAATCCGGACCAAAACAAAAGTCTGCCAATAAAGTCTTGACAAAGACCAACAATTCGTTATATAATGATATTCGTGAACTAGCAGTGAATGTTTACATGAATCATGAGAAGATGAAGGATCCCACTAAAGGTGCTTTATTCTATCATGCGGATTATGTAAACCCACGCTGGCCAAATATGGAACGAACCGCAGTAATTGGTCGGCACATTTTTTACAACAAGAGAGGTTTAGCATGAAAGAGTTTATAAGCATTTTCAATTCGGCGTTTTGGTTTGGTTTGTCTGTTACTGTAATTGCTGTTGCCGGTATTTGGGGTATTGTAAATTACACAACCACAAGCAATGAACTGATGGCACAAAACATCGAAACAGCAATTAGCAAGGGGCTTGATCCGTTGTCTGTTCGTTGCTCATACGCACACAGCATGGATAATATTTGTGTAGCATACGCAGCATCTAGAAAATAAACAAGGAGATATATTATGGCAGTACAGCAAATGGCAGTAAATGTTCTTTCTAATCCTAAAGACCGTGAAAAACTTCTGGGCGTTCTCAGTGAATGCTCAGATGCGATGACTCGAATCGCAGCAGAGAAAGACTTGATCAAAGAAGCAGTGAAGGATATTTGTGAAGATTTGGAACTACCTAAGCGACTCGTGAATAAAATGGTCAAGGTATATCACAAACAGAGTTACGACGAAGAAGTTGCGACACATGAACAATTTGAAACTCTCTATGAAACGGTGGTGAAATAATGAAATTTACTCTGACATGCGATGATGGTTATACAAAAGTCACTCATGAATTTGAAAATGAATATCTGTATGATGTTATCGAAAAAATCGAATTGTTTTTGAAAGGTGTCGGTTTCATTATTGATGGTAAACTGATTGTTGAAGACAAACCATCTCTTGACGAATTCAAGATTGATTTGACTGGATTTGATGATACATATGATGAACCAGGTGGTTCCGCATTTGATCCGATTATCCGTGAACATGAAGGTCTGTTGGATTTGTATCCCAATATGATGACAGTCGATTTGACTGGTTCTTCAGTACAAACTGAAAAGACACCATGCTCTAACTATTGTAATTGTGGTAAAAGCAATGCCAAGTAAAGAAGAAATGAAAAAGTTTGCTTATGCCATCGATTCGTTGGTGGCGAATACAGACTATAATTACATTGAAGCAATTGTAGAATACTGTAAGCAAACTGGACTTGAAATCGAAGTAGCGGCATCACTTATCAATAGCAATCTAAAGAAAAAGATTGAAGGTAATGCGATGGATTTGAACATGTTGAAAGTAAAGGATGCGAAACTGCCCATATGAGCGTTACAGGTTATGAAGCCTTTGGTCTATATCAAGCAATCAAACTTCATTTCACCACAGATTCATATGACTTCATCAAGTATGGCGGCAAGAGCAAGATATCTGTAGAAGCATTTGAAAATCGCAAAGACAAGTACCAGTTTTATAAACTGTCTCGTCGTTTACAATCTAAAGATGAACTGATTGATTTTCTTGTCGCCAATTTTGTCACGAATGATACGATATGGGTCGGTGATCTTCTTGAAGACCAATCTGAAGCAGTGTATCGTCAACGACAAAAGGTGATTCAAAGTCTGACATATACTTTTCAGAATGATTGTGATAAGATTTTTGGTGGTGTAGACAATCCCAATCAAGTTTTGCAAAGTGAAGATGGCGACTATCCAAAGTTACTGACGATGACTTTGCGTAAAGAGATTGAACTTGAAACTCTCTGCATACTGAATAAACTTCTTGGTTTCTTGCCGATGTGGGATAAGAAAATTACAGATACTATTCGATATCCACAGTTTTCTCGTAAGATACGAAAGTACACCCCATTCATTCAATTCAACCAAGACAAGTTCAAAACGATACTGAAGTCTGCCACACTACGTCAACAACATACGATATAATTTATACACTATGAAAAACGACATTATTATTTACTTAGACCTTGATGGTGTGCTTGCCGATTTTGACAAGCGATATTTCCATCTGTTCAACGAAACTCCCGGCGAAACTCGTGACAAGAAAAACTTCAATCCAAACTGGAAAACATTTGTTCTTGGAAAAAACTTCGAGAGCTTAGATTGGTTTCCTGGCGCACAAGACCTGTTGCAATACGTTTCGGATCTTGGTGTGACTGTTGAAATTCTATCGTCATCTGGTGGCGAAAGATTCCAAGGTGAAGTAACAGCACAAAAACTGAAATGGTTAGCAGATCATGGCATTCATTTCAAAGCAAACATAGTCCCTGGTCGTAAACTCAAAAAGAACTATGCACACACACATGCGATTCTGATTGATGATACACCAGATGTTATTGAAGATTTCAATCGTGCAGGAGGTAACGGTATTCTTCATACTTCATTTGATGATACACTACCGAAACTGAAACGCATACTTGAAAAGTTGCATACATAGTAGTAGTACTGTCTCTTATAAAAATCTGACGCTGCCGACGATACTC